ATCACTTGTGATGATTGTGGAAACGCATCTTTCATACAGGCATTTTTCTTAAAGAAAATATCTGCCTTGATGTCACCAACAGGTAAAGAAGCAGTTGTTCCAATGCAAGTGTTTAGTTGTGGCAATTGTGGTAAAATTCCACAAAATATGATAGACCAAATCGGAGAACAATAGTGGGTGTATTAGAGAAGTTAGGATGGAAACCACCTTCAAGTAAACAAAGCGGTATCACGGACGCAGATACATTATTTTCTGATAAAACTATTCAACACGTTGAAAAGTATTATAACGAAGAAGTAAGATACATCAATGTAAAAGAGGATGGTTCAGATATTGGTAAAGACATAGACCATAGATATTCCACATTAGGTGTTGGTAAAAAAGCAATACCAATAACATTATCACAACATCTTTATCAAAATGACAAAAGTAGATATCAAGACCCAAAGTATAATGACAAAGACGCTCCATTACAAATACATTGTTTTGGTGATAGTTGGACTTATGGTTGGGATGTAAAACAAGAAGAATGTTTTGTTCACTTATTAGGAGATGAAAATACATCAGTATGGAACTATGGTGGTGGTAAAACAGGTTTAGATTGGGCAGTAAAGAAAGTTACAGAAGTATATCATAACTTTAATCACAGAGAAAATCAAAACTTCGTGTATGTGATAACAGTTCCACATAGTTTTAGGAGAATGCATTTCGAGGATAATGGAACAGCTCGTAGAACTTGGGACAAGCCAGTAGCTGCAGAAACCAATGAGTATAATCACTTTCTATATTTTTATCATCATTATGAAATCCTAAATCGTCTAATCGGTAGAGAAAAAATAATATGGGGAACTTGGGATGATGAGATTCCAAAACATATGATAGATGTATTTTTTGATTTACACGACTATGCAGGGAGACATCCAGGTCCTGAATCTCACAGATTATATGCGGAACAAATAAAGACCATAATGAGAGATAATGGTTGGTATAATGAAAGTAACTAAACAAGTCAGATATAATGTAGAGAGATTTTACTACGATAACTATCGAGTAACTGAAACAGAAAAAGTAGATGTGGTTCGTGGAGAAACAAATGCTTATCCACAAGGTGAACACGGAATGAAACTTTATCAACACAAAGATGATGAAGGTAATTTTATTTATACTAATGATGAGGGTGAATATGTTAAATCACACTCAGAAGCTCTAAATATTTACCAAAATAACAATGGTAGATTAGAGGGTGGAAGACAACACGACCCAATCTATAATGACGAAAATGCAAAGTATCAAATCTATACTTTTGGTTGTAGTTGGACTTATGGTTGGGACTTAGAACAAGAAGAAACCTTTACTCATTTACTTGGAGACGAGAACACAGCAGTTTACAATTATGGAGCAGGTGGAACAGGTTTAGATTTTGCAGTCAAGACTTTATCAGAAGTTTATATGCCTGAATCAAGACGACAGATATTTATTATTACAATACCACACACATTTAGAAGAACTTGGTTTGATGATGACGGAATCGTTTACAAAGCTTGGGCTATTCCAGACAAATACAATTATAATGATTACAATACTTATTTTAGTTTCCTACATCAATATAAACTTTTGAATAGATTAATCGGAAAAGATAAAATTATATGGGGAACTTGGGGTAAACACAATGACGCATGCTCAGATGTTCCAAAAGATATGGTTGATGTAGAATTTGATTGTGTAGATTACACACGCACAAATCATCCAGGCCCTAAATCAAATAAATTATATGCAGAAAAAATAAAAGATGTATTACAAAATAGATTTAAGTAATTACGAACCACGAGAAGTTCCAAAGTATCAAGAGTTTACAAAATACAATCAGCTAAAGTGGGAACAGATTGAAATGATAGACGAGGAGTTGGATAACTTTAAAGATTCATTTGGAAAATCTTGGAGTGAGTGGACACTTAATAATTTACAAAACAGACTAAAAGATGGTTGGACATTTTATTTAGTTGAGGGTGGTTGGTGTTTTATTGATTGGAATAGACGATATCCTTACTTGTGTAATCGTTATGTGTTTCCAGAACATAGAAATAAAGGATTAGGTAGTGATTTAGTATGGTTGAGATGTAATGAAATAGTTCAACAAGGATACAAAACTGCTATGATTAAGTTAGAGGATTGGAATACACCAGCACTATCGGTTATGAAAGAAAATATATTCACTAAAATGGACTAAATTGATATTTATAAGTAGGAAAAAATTATGTCAGTTCAAACAAAAATAACAAATTTATTAAACCACATCACAGGAAGTGCAGGTGGTTGGCCAACAAATACTAATATTGGTATTTTAGCAGGTGTTGATTATATTAAAGAAGAAACCACAGACAACATATATTTCAATGAAATGAATACAGCTTGTGGTATTTATGGTTCTTATAATGAACAAACAGCTTCATTTGACTTAATTGCAGACTATGCAAACGAAAAAGGTTGCACAAATGCATTTGTTTATGGTCAAGATGATAGTGTTAAGTATAATCCTTCTAACTTTCAACACCCATTGATTAGTGCGAGTTTTGCCAGACACAATATAAGTTGTAGTTTTGAGTATGGAGATGATACAAACAGAACATATTTTACTCAAAGAGGACAAAATCAATACACAAGTAGTTTCCATTTCTTTATACAAACACCATTTTTTAGTGATGATAATCTATTAGAGATAGTTAGTGGTTCATTTAATAAGACAACATTTAGAACTATATTGAACTCATCACCAGAGAGTGCAAGTTTAGTTCCAATATTCAATACGAGTTCTTTTTCTGATACAAATGCCTATCATCCAGACTTTGTAGTTAAAGATGCGAGTAGAGACGGAACTGCATTTGATAATACGATATTGTTTCACAAATATAATTCATCAAATCCAACTTATCAAAATTCAGTAAATAGTGGTTCATTGATTGAAAAATATATTGTCCCAAGTGGTAGCACTTTGAGTAATCAAGGGTATTTAAAAACAACCAAACAAGATTATTTACTTACACCTGACAGACACATATTGATAAATGATAAAGATAGATTTGATTTTTCATATGCACCAAAGTTTATTTTAAGTGGTGATAGGTATCATATGCAAAACGCTCTCGGTGTATTTTCATCACCAAGTGGAAGTTTGATTCGTATGTTTGATAACTCAACAAAGCAAGTTCAAGATGTTGAAGTGGGTGATGTAGTAAAATCATACAAACCTGCGGGAATGCCAGATGAATTTTTCTTTGAGGATTGGTATAGTTATAGTTCAACAGATTTAAGTGGGTCAGTCGCATCAGGTTCGGTGGTGGTTAGAACATTTAATCAAGATTATTATGGATATTATTTAATTAATGGAAGTATTAAAATACCAGTTTTGAAACAAGCTATGATGAAAGGTGGTAGATTTTTTACAAAACAAGGTGATACTTGGAGTTGGCAAACACCTGACAATATTAATGTAGGTAATTACTTTTTAGATAAAGACGCAAACGAAGTTGAAATCACATCAAAAACAGAAGTAGCACAAGAGGACACATTTTATTCATTAGATGTAGAGAATATTGATACATACTTTACATCAGATATATTGGTTCATAATATTCCACCAGGTAAATGTTTC